GTTAATACCATTTGTATTATCAACGGTTAGATTCCCGCACTCGCACGAGCTGAACAAAACCAACGAGCTGTTGGTCGTCCCAACTCCACCGCCTCCGGTAATAAAATAATCCGCAACCGATCCCGCCCCGGCGTTTGCGAGACAGTTGTTGAAGAATATATGGACACCGTTGTTAATGTATACGGTGTGCGTGGTCGCCTGGAAAAACCAGCAGTTGTTGAAATCAATGTCTCTTACACCATTGCTGTTAAGCGTAGTATAAGCGCTACCGTCAATATACACGCAATAGTCAACAGTCTCTGATGCGTTAGAACCAACCTTGATGCCCTTGAATTGCATGAACCCGGGCCGGGTAGAAGCCGTGGCAACCAGCTTAATAAGCGCCCCGCCGTTAGCCGAATTGCTGGCAAGCAGTCCAATGTCTTCAATGCCACCACTTGCCGAATATAGCCCATTGGGGTTCCACGTAAGAAAGCCTTCCGTGGCGGCCCCAGGCGTATAGTGCCGCTTGAAGTAAGTGGTTGCGCTGCTGTCGCCAACGAGTTTAACCCCGCTAAGGAAGTCGTTGGGCTTACTCAGGAACTTATAAGACCCCTTGGGGAACCAGATACCGGCTACGTTATTGGTGGCGCAGTACGTGGCCGCAAGGTTCAGGGCGGGCGTATTGTCAGTGGTGTCATCACCCGCCCCGCCAAAATCTTTAATGCTGACGTACTGGTCTTCAAACTTGGTATAGACCGTGCGCTGTACGGCACCAGTCCCGCTATGCGTATAGGTAACCCCGCTGGCGTCAGGCGTAGACCCACCGGCTGAGGCCGTGGAGTCAAACAGGTTCACCCGCTGCACAAAGACGTTGGAATTACCCGCACCTTCAATCTTAATATCGTAGTCCCCCACGGGGGCCGCAAAGCACCAGTACCCATTAGCATCGGTGGTAAACGGGTTTGCCTTACCGCTGGTAGGGGTATCGTTGCTATCGGATTCATAGATGGAAGCCGGGGTCTGGGTCCCGGCCAAGTACACAGTAACGGTAGCCCCGCTGATCGCGTTACCTGCGTTGTCGCGGTACCAGTTAAAGATACGCTGCATGGCAAAGTCTCCACTAGGATTATACCCCACAAGCAAAAGCCCCCACTTGGGGGCTCTGCTGGGATAGCCTCTTAACTAGTTGGCTTCCGGGTACGTCTTGGCAATAAAGGAATCAATATCCTTGGCGCGGCACTCAAGCAGGTCAGACACGATGGCCTTGATAAGATCCCGATCCCGCTCCTCCAGCCCGCTGTCGGCCTGCTTCATGAGGGCGATCCAGTTAATGACTTCTTCCTGTAGGGCGTTCACTTGGTCACCTTCTTCCCGGTCACAAACTCCTCAAACTCTTCAGGGGTAGCATCCCGCTCCACAGAGAATGGCCAGCGGGTCTTAGGCTCATAACGCAGGCCGGTACCGAACCCATTGTCCTTGAGTTGGCGCATGGCAAGGTCCTCGTCATAGACCGGGTGCTTAACGCTGTTAGCAGCCTCAAGAATGATGGCGACTTCCTTGGGGACGCAGACCCGGCGACCAACCTGGATACGGAACTTAATATCGTCTCCACCCTCCACGGGAACCCACATATTGTTGACCGTGCGCTCCTGGCTATCGGCTACCTGAATGCCGCCATTGGGGTAGATGGTCAGCCAGCAGAACCCGATGTGATGCGGGCGCTTGGTATAGCGGTCGGCATACGGGAGTTTGATGCCCTCGTACTTGGCGACAATAGCCTCCTCCTTGGTGATGGGCTGGGCTTCCTGCATCCCGGTCTTAGGGGGTCGGCCCACAAAGTTCTTCTTACCAGCCGGTCGCCCCGGCTTCTTCTTCGGCTTTTCGGGCTGTTCGCTCAAGGAATCTCCTAATAGAAAAGGGGGCCGGATGACCCCCCGTTCTATTAATTTAATTCCGTGAGTTTAGAAAGTCAACTCAGCGTTCCAGCGTAATCACGAGCGACTTGGAGGCCGCGCAAATATCCGTGCCGAACGTCACACCGCCAGCCGCAGCCGAAGGGGACTGGCCCGTGGCAGCCGTGGCGGCACCGCTGGAGCTAGCGTTATCCAGCAGCGTAACGCCGTTGGCGGCGAGGTAGGTAGTCGTACCGGCGGTCACGGTCTTGATGGCCTTACCGGCAGCCATGTTCTCGTTGAAGAAGTAGACCGTGGCGTCCGTGACGTTATCGACACGCACCAGCCGGGGCTTAAAGCCGGGGTAGATGGACTGGGCGGCGCTGGAGCCATCGTTGGTGCCGAGGGCCGTCCAGATGCCGTTGACCGCGTCAAACTTGATGTTGGTGAGAGCGAGAGCCATATTATCTATCCTCCATCATCACAGAGACACGGCAACTTCAAGGCGGTAGATCCAGTAATCATTCAGGATCGTGCTAACCGCCATGAACTTGTAGCCCGCAGTCTTGTACTGGGCAAGGGGGTTGGAGTGATCGGCATTGGTGATAACGAAGGTCTCCATGCTGGAAGCAAGATCCACGTTACCAAAGGCACCCTCACCGAAGATCACAAGGGGGTAAACGTCGTTGTTGGAGGTATTGGTGGACTGGAAGATCGTGTTGGCACCAGTCGCGGAACCAGCGCTCAGCGCGGCCTCAGACAGGGTGGACTCGAAGAACCGGATCTTCTTATAGGCGCCAATCTCACCGGGCAGGGCGGAGCCGCTGTACCGGTTGGCGGGCACGAACTCGGCCATCTTGTACAGGTCGTAGCTGACCACGGGGGGGCAGACGGCCATGTAGGCTTCCAGGAGGCCCTCGGTGTTGATAGAACCACCGGCCTTCATGGCGCCAAACATGGGCTTGGCATCGGCACGGTCCAGGGTACGGATGACCTTATCCAGAGCCACGCTGTTGATCTTACCGGCCACGGTGGAACGGCCACCGGCACCGAGGGTACCCAGCGAGTCGGTGGCGTAACCAACCTGCGTACCGGAGAGGATACCGGCCCAGGTCACGCGCTCGTAGGTGTCCTTCTGGTTCTCGGACATGAGCTTCAGGTATTCCTGGAACAGGGGGGTCTCGTGCAGGCTGTCCAGCTGGTCAGACACGCGCATGACAAGGCCGTACTGCTGCACCTGGGCGCTGATGGTCGTCAGGCTGGGCACGGTGTCAGAAGGCACTACGCCTTCCACCAGACCACGGGCCGTAGCGGGGTAGCTGTAAGAGCCGGTATCAGGACCCTGGGAAGGGGCAATACGCTCAAGGCGCTGCCACTTGGTCGTGCGGCTGGACTTCGTGGGAAGGGAATACTTCTTGGCCTTAGCGGACAGGGGCCGCTCGGCCTGAGCGCGTTCAAGCAGAACTTTCTGGACAAAAGACGAAAGATCGCCATAGCCAGAGGTTGCGGTAGTAGCGATAGCCATTTTGGCTACCTCCTATAAAAGTTAGGGGTTAAGGAACATTAGAACCACCCCTTACCAAACTTCTTTTCGAAGTCTTCCCGGCTAAGGGCCAAGGGGTCAACAGGACCGGGCGAAGCGTGGCGTGAGGCGGGAGCAGAACCAGAAACGGACTTAGCACGGGCATTGGCCATAGCCTTATTGGGGGCTTCGGCCTTACCGCCCTTGCCGGAGTAGATGGACTTAGCGAGAGTGACCAGGGCAACGGGGCTGTTCTCAAAAGCCTCCCGCTCCTCATGGCTCATCTCATTAATCCGCTCGGCAAGTTCGTCTCGGATTTCATCCAGGAAAGGCAACTCGGACAGGACAAAGGTCTTCTTCTGCTCAAACGTGCGAAGGGCTCGTTCGGCTTCCAGCTGCTGCTTCAGGGCTGCCACTTCTCGGCGAGTGAGACTCTGCTCCTCGTCAATGATGGGCTTAATCAGCGCATAGACCTCGGGGTCGTAGTTCGGCTTGCCAGGGTTGGGCTGCTGCTGGATCTGCTGGAGAGACTGGAGGTAGCCCTGCATCTGCGCCATCTGGTAGCGCGTCTGCTCAAGTTCCTCCCGGAGAGCCTTATTCTTGGCCCTCGCCTCCTTCACAGCGCCATAGGGCACCGTCCGCTCATCCTTCTGCTCCGTCTCGTGCTGTTCACCTTCCGGCGCTGCCACGACCTCGGCTTTGGGATCTTCCTGGGGCTCCTGGTTATCAATGATCTGTTCGGTACTCATTTGTTCTCCGTAACGTGGATTAACGATGGTCGGGACACCGGACCCGTGATGTTGCAGATTATAGTGTCAATTTATTGTCAGCGTCAAAAAACTGGCCTAGCTCATCCATCAATTTAATCTCGCCCTCACGGACCAAAAGCAGGGCCTGATAGTTGGGCAGGGTCGGGTCCAGCGGGCGGTGGTGCAGCACCCTCCGGCGCTCCAGCCATAGAGCCAATGCCCATAGGTCCGGGCTGTTGACCAGCCGCTTGCGGGCCTCCGGGAACTCCTCCCGGTCCGCCCGGTCCAGCTGCTCCGACCATTTGCTGCTGCATAGCTTGGAGAGCCATTTGCTGTTTCTGCTCAATCAGTACCTCCTGCGGAGACTTAATCCAGCGCCAGGCATTTGACAGGCCCTGGAGAGTCGCCATGGTTGAAATGAACTCGGGCCCCTTGATGAACTGCCCAAGCTGAGACTGCATAATCATGCCGAAGAACTGCATAGACTGAGCGACTTCCTGGGTGGTCTTCTGCTGCCACTCGGCTCCAACGGGGATAACGTCAAACTCACCGGCAATATCGTCAGGCGTAATAGCCAAGACCTGCGGCCCAAGCGGATACGGGATATTGGTCACGGGATCGCTGGCAAAGCCGGCACCATCCGAAATAACCCGCACCATGACCTCGCGGTCCATAAGTTGCTGATTCAGGGCAACCATGTCCTCAAGCACCGGGCCAACAAACGTATGCTCAATATGTTTAATGGTTTCCATGCCGCGGGCGTTACCCATCTGGGCGGTAGCCGCGACTTCAGTGGCGGACTTCTGGTATGCCTCAGAGGTAAAGCCCTGCATGGCGCCCGTAGTCTGGTTAAGCTGGCTCATCACAAAGCCAAGCTCCTCCATGCCCAGAGAGCCCATGCTGACCTTGGACAGCGGTTCCAGGTCCCCCTGCTGGGCTACCTCAATGATCCCACCCGGCATGAACCGGAGGTCATCGAGGTTAATGACCCCGTTCTCGCGGGCAACCCACATCGGGTCAATCGCGATTTCGTTGGCGTCAATGACTTGGTTAAACCGTTTGTTCGCACCGTCCTGGAGGCCAAGTACAGCCTCAAGGTCGCCCCGGCCATAAGTCTCGCCTGGGTCCGTATAAAGTCTGGCGAGACGCCATGCGGCCCGACCATGTATGTAGGGATTAGGTTCGCAACGGATGACTCGATTACGGTTCGCAATAACAACGACATAATTCCTTAGAATAGTCGTTTTGCCGCCCATCGTCACGGGGAAATCTCCCCATGCCTCCAGCAACTCAATTCCGCCCTTAACCGTGGGCTGGAAGCCCACCTTGGCCTGCGCCATGTTCTGAAGCCCGTCACTGGACTCAAGAGTACGGCTGGTATCCGTCAGGCCCTCCACGTTCTCGAATACAGAAAACCCCGTCTCCGGGTCTGGCTCGGCCAGGTCCTCGATATAGGCAAGGCTCTTATAGAACCGCTGGATACGGAGGGCGTCTTCCTCGGAATCAGCATCCCGATCCTGTACGAAATCAAAGATATTGCCAAGCTCCAGGTCGGGGCCTTCGTACTTTAGCAGCGGCTTCGTGGCAAGCGGGTCCGCCTCCTCGCCCGTAACGGCCATGGCCGAAAGCTGGCCCATGTACGTTTCATAGTCAGGGATCTGGGCAACGTCACGGCGCCACCTGACACAGAACGGCTGGTTGCCATAGATGCTGAGCCCACGGTTAGCCTGCGCGATCTTGCCACGGAACCCGATCTTGAAGTGCTGCCATTTAAGAAGAGACTCAAAAGCCTTGGCCTTTGTATCGTCTCCCGGCGTTCGCGGTAGCAGGGCCATCCACTGGTCATTGGGCATGATGGCGCCAGTACGGCTAGCTGCCAGCGTATTAACCACCTGATCGGCCAGCGGCAAAAACCGCTTGGACCGGCCATTGCTCAGGTTCTGCCATGTCTTCCCGAACTTGGAAGCAAAGGCCAGATAGCACTCAATCCAAAGGTCTTCCTTATACTTGCGCTCGTCCTTGAGACGCCGCCAGTTATCGACTACATAGACCAGTAGCTCATCAAGCGGTACGCCTTTTTGGATCATTAGCCAATCTCGTCATAAAGCGAACGGCGCATAGGCGCGTATCCGCCAAACCCACCCTGGGGCCGGTCAACCCAACGCTCAATAGGCGGAACATACGGGGTGTCACCAGCGCCCATCCCGCCCTGGGGGCGGTTAACCCACGGCTCGGGCTGGGGGCCAGCGGGAGCATCGTAGATATTCCCGAGGTCCATGGGCCGGTTGACCCAGGGTTCAGGCTGCATACCGCCCATGCCCTGAGGATTGCCACCCATACCAAGGCGACCACGCACGAACTGACGGTACATGCGCTGGGCCTGGAGATGGGGCGGAACAATACCCGTATTACCGGGGATCGGATTAGAAGGCGTTATCTGGTTAGGGTTGGGGGTCCAAGTCGGCTTGTTATAGCCAATCGGAACATCCATTGGGCGGGGTTGCCAGGGGGCAGGAGCAGGCGCAGGGCCGGTACCACCACCCTGCCCACTGGGGCTTTGGGCGGGCTTAGCCTGTGGACTAATACCAAGGAAAGACATTAGTATTCCTCCCCTTCTTCTTCGCAATCATGGCACATGGTTTTCTTGCCAACCTTAACAATCTCACTCTGCGGAACTTCCTCGCCGCACTCGGGGCACTCAACCATCTTGCCGCCCTTAGCGGGCTTCTTCTTGCCGCCGCCGATAATGATCTGGAGAAGTTTACCCATTGTTAAGCTCCATATTGGCCGTAGCCCTCAAACCTTCTGGCGTTGATTATACCAGCCCGGTTTCTCTCCGCTGCCTGCTCGGTGGGGTCAAGTACGTCACGGCGCAACGCATAGACCAAGGCGTCAATGGCGTGGACCTCAGCCCGCTGGTCGTATAGCTCGGGCTTGTTCTTATCAATAGGGGCCGCAGGAAGCGTTCTAATAAGGTTCACGCACGAGGCGTGTACCTTCAGTCGGCTCATGCCATTGACAACCTTTAATGCCTGTCTGAGCAGGTTTACGCTGTGTTCCTTCTTCCACTTCTTGACGGGGCTGAAGGCCACGCCTGACCGGGCGAACTGGTCACCAACCGTAAACTGGTCGCCCCAGTTGGAGAACACGGCGGTATCAATGTACCGCTCACGGATATATTCCTCGCGCATCCGTTCAATATCCAGGATCTTCCGGGCTACTTCCTGGGCAGTCTCACGGGTACCTTGGTTGTGGCCCTCGCCCTTGCCGTAAATTTCCCCATACACATGAATATCCCCATTGGGGGACTCGGCTAGCCAAAGACCGGCATAGGGGCTGGTTGTACCCCAGTCCATGGCAAACCAACGCTTCCAGTCCTTAGGTATGGAGAATGGCCGGATGATGTGTACCTCAGGGTCCCACTCGCTGAAGAAGGCGCCTTCAACCACGTCCCAGCGACCCTCTAGCAGCATCATCTGGATGTGCTTGGGCCGTGTACGCAGCTTGGCCTCGTACTCACCATCATCAAACAGATAGCGGTTGTCTTTCAGGCGCCCGGGGATAAAGATGCGAGTCTTCCTGACAATATCCTTGGGAAGCTCGTCCTTCTTGAGTGAATCCCACTCAGGTTTGCCCTGTACTGAACCAACCCCCTTCTTGAAATAGCTGTGGATTGGGACCATGCCCCCGGGGTGTTCATCAATTTTCCAGTGTTTCATGACCCAGATATGGCCAGGGCCACCAGGGTTGGTTGTGCTTACCTGCCGGGTGGGTAGCCCCTTGCTGCTTCTGAGTCGCGATCCCATAAACTCATACTTATCAGGCTCCGCCCACAGGGTTTGCTCGTCAAAGCCCTGGTAATCGTACTCATGGCCGCTATGACCAATGGCATCGTCATACGAGTCCAGGTAGGACATGATGAGTTGGCTGCCACCGGGGCTACTCCAGGTCATGTCTTTCTCTCGGAACTCCCAGCCCAGGTCCCGAAACATGATCTTGGATTCTTTTACGAGATTCCCGATCTCCTTAAATGTGCGACGAAAGATAACGCCCGAGCTAGGTTGCTTATATATACTCTCGCATCTATATGAGTGGGCAACATAATCAAAAAGCAGGCACCAGGACTTACCGGCACCGGCTGCACCACCATATAAAATCTCGTCATATGGACAAGATAGAACTATCTTCTGTCTGGCCTGGGGTTCCCAGTGACCGCTCACTTGGTCTCCCACGGCAGGGTCTCCCCATTGGGTGTCACGTCAATAACCTTCCTCTCCCAGCTGCCGGGATCTTCCAACTGCGTGATAATAAAGTGCTTATGCTCAATGTCGCCCTCAATCTTCACGTTCTTGGACCCCATATTGGCCACGTCCCGCATGGCCTGACCGGGGTTTTCAAAGGCCCACTCAGTCCATTGCTCCATGAACTCACGGGTATTAAGTACGCTGTTGACGTAGTGGAAGGACCGGGCTTGTAGCTGCTTGGCTTCTTTCTCCAGGCCGGCCTTATACAAAGCACAGGACGCCTTAGCCAAGTCGCAGGCAATTTGTTTGAACTCACCACGGGCAGTCTTAGCTACGCCCTTAGCCTTAGTACGCAGTTCGGCGCTCGTTTCAGTTTTCCGAGGCATAGCCATACCTCCTGGCCCATCCAGTGTAGACCTGGAGATCCCCGGGTTCGCAGTCACAGATGTAGAAAGGGCAGGCATGTTTAGGCCCCTTCTCCAAGATCCTGTCGATGCTCGCAGTTGTCGGGGCCAAAGGCGTCCCGCAATGCTTGCATTTGATTCTCGGTACTTCGATAACGCTCCGCTGCTTCGTATCCTTCTTCGAGCGTGGTGCCGCCATAGTGAAACTCCAGTACGTTGATTTTCTTATTAATCGTGGCCATGTGGTAGGCCCAGAACTTACCAAACGCAGACTTACTATTCACCCCCCTCTCGGGGATCCACCAGAAGAAGGGGCTAATGCGGTAGTGGCCATTACCCATCTTATGGATATACCCAGCCTTCTTCATCTTTTTAAACAGGACGTTCAAGGCTCTGCGGCTGACCCCCTGTTCTGAAGCTACCTCCCCCTGGGTGGCACGAATTTCCTCTGGACCGTACTGCTCGATCAGCCTACGGGCAACATACTTCTCAAACCTGGTCAGGCTCATGTCCCCGTCTAAAGCCTCTAGAGACT